CGGGGGTGGCTTATGCCACCCTCGGCCCAACGTTGTTAACGTTAACATTTGTGTAGTTTGTCACTATGCGGATTGTTATTTTCTAGAAATTAGAGTTAATTTGAATCCAGGAGTGTTGTTGAACACTATCTAGTGTTCAATCCAACTCTGATGTTCCGTTCTATAGCAGAACGATTTACTGAATTTCGAAAAATCGACTTCTTGAGTAGTTTCTTTACTCCACAGGATGCGTAGTAGTCATGTTTTTAACCAGGCTGCCTGTGTATCTAGGATAAGATTAAAGCTGAAAAGCCACACTAGAGGAGTGTGATTACGTTTACCTCAAATTCTTGCCACCGTGACTAGTGGCGTGGGTATTGGTTTTGTTTGAGTTTCAACTTGTATTTTATTATTATTGTTATAGTATTAAGCTTTGAGTATTGAGCTCGATCAATATTAAGGAGTGAAAATTTAGAGCCTATACAAGTTTGAGTACTATGTTGTCTTTAAAGACGGGTATTTAACGTAGTCTGTGAAAAGATTTATTGTATGTGTGAGTTGATCGTTTGCCCAAGGACAGAATGTAAAAATGATCAAAAAACCACTCACAGAGTGTATTTGTGCGCTCCCACTTTAAATGTAGTGATGGATAAAGCCCACAGTACCATTCTTTGTTGTACGACATCACCGGGTGTACGACATCATTGGATGTACCTTTAGGTTTGTGCCCCAGATAAAATCTGGACATAAGAGGTTAGGACTAAGTGTTCTTAGAATTTTCTTATTGTCATTTACATTTGATAATTTTGTTGACGCTACCCATTATATGGGCAACAATTTTATACCTTTGTATGCAATATTATTAAATATCTAAGACCACGAAGAATTTTCCAATTAGTATTGCGCACGCTTAGCGCAATGGACCTGAACCCAGGTATCTTTAGCAGAGGATACGCTGTAGGTAGCTTATACAATATTTGTATAGCCCCGTTTGGACCCTCATTGCAGGATTGCATAAAGTCTTCGCCGGACTTTATCCTGTGATCTCGGTGCCACTCGCTGGCCAGAATAGTTAGATATCATTATTTAATTGCAATATTTTATAAGAATTTGCACGCTTTAGATTAGTAGCAACGAAACCTTTTTAAATATTCCATGACGCATGCGAATTGCTGGAATAAGATGGGAGTTTTTAAGGTTGGCGATCTGCTTTCTGAATCGTTTGAGGGCAAGGAAGGCCCTTGGTTTATTTGTGATTTTTGTTTGAGGGGAGTTGATTATATCAATTCTCTTGGAGCTTGTTTAAGATGTTGTGAGACCATACATCTAGGAGAATCTAGTATGGTTAGATGTTTTGGTTGCACGACTATGGTTTTAGTTAGACAGGAAGATACCATTGTGAATGGGGATGTGAGATGTGAACAGTGCAGAAATTTTATGGTTTGTCCACGATACTACTATATGTCGGAATTTTTAAATGCCGACCCCACTACCCGTTGGTTATTTTTTCCTGAAAGTGCTTATGATCAGATGGGTTTTGAGTATGAAGCAGAATCGAAGTCACGCAGAAGTATTGCTAATGACAATTTTGCGGATGGCATCTTACCTCCTTCTATAATGAAATTGAAAAGAGATGCGAGGAGAGCTAGGAATGAAGAACGTCAGAAGAGATTTGATGAGAATTCACGTATACGTACTTTGAGTAGGCGTGAGTCTCGTACACTAAAGGACGATTTTCCTGATGTCTATGTTCCTCGTTCACATCAGCGCAGAGAAGATGATGAAACATCTTATCATAAATATTTAGATAAAAAGAGACGTGAATACGTTGCTGAATCCTTGAGTTCCGTTGATGTAAGATCTGTTTTGTTGAACTTAAGCGTCGGATCTAAGGAAAGTATTTTTGCTTTCCTATCATCCGTGCTAGAGAATAACATTGTGATAAAAATCAGATCATTGTTTTCAGCACTAGGGGAGCTTATTTGTACTGATTTGGCAGGTATCTGCTTAGATTACGCATTGCTGTTTGTTAACTTGGCTTTGGCTAAAACTAACAAGCAGCGATTGATGATTGTGGCATTGTTTGCAAGAACTAATGGTGCACATATAGCTGGTAATTTGTTGATGGATGCCATGAATAAGTGGATGCCCGTCGGAAATGAGCTGGTTGCTGAGAGTCTTTCTGACAGTTTGATGACGGCAAATACGTTCTTATCCACAATATATAGTGCAGATATAGTCAATACCTTTATCAATGTCATTTTATCTGCGGTATCGTTGAGATGGTTTTCTAGAGATTTTGCGAAATCTATAATGAAAGTTCTTGGAAAACCGCGTAACATGTGTATGATGGAAGCTATTAGTGTTATTATCACTGGTCTTGCTACAATGATCAGAGCCTGTGAACAATTGTATCATGGAAAACCACTGGCAGAAGTTTTATTTAGCTCGGATCCTATTGCGGCTGTTATTAGAGAGCACAAGGAGCTGAGTCTTTATGAAGGGCATCTGTCAACTGGTCTACCAGTTAAAGGATATATGGATCGCAACGATTACAGATTAAAGTTACAGGTTTTGGGAGAGGCTGTATCGACCCTTTTGAATACTTCATCAAAATTTGATCCTCGTCTTCAAAGCCTGAGGGATTTATCTCTTAAAATTGAGAATCAGAAGCTTGAAGTAGACCGCTTGGTTTCAACTTCTAAGAGGATAGCTCCTATTGGTTTGATGGTAGCAGGTGATCCTGAAATTGGCAAATCCTATATTACTGATCTTGTTCTTGAAGTTTTTTCAAAAGTTAAGGGACGAGAACATAGTGATGCATTGAAATTTGTTAGGCAAAGGACTTCACAATACTTTGATGGGTATATTCCATATGCACACCCTTACTTCTTTTACTCTGAGATTGGCAATGTTTCTTTAGAAATTGCTAAGAAGTTAGGACAGCCTATGCTTGAAGAGATCCAATCTATTATTGATGGACAGCCATTTTGTTGTGATATGTCTGCTGTAGAGGATAAAGGTAAGTTTTTTGCTGTTCCCGAAGTTGTAGTCATAGATACTAATAATCCAGGGCTTTGGGCTAAACAAACTATGTATAGTGAAGCGGCAATTTTGCGTAGATTTTTGCATATACAGGTTTCAGTTAAGCCTGAGTTCAGGAGAGAGGGAACTACCGCTTTGGATTATGAAAAATCAATGAAGGCTGGAGGTAATTTACTTGATAGATACAATATCCAGATATTCAAGTATTCTGCATCGGGTAGAAAAACAGTACCGGAAAGCATCTTTACGGGTGATATTGTTCAAATGGCTAAGTTTTTGGAGCAATATTTCAAGTGTTATCTAGAGCGATCTGGTGCTATGTTAGAAACAGATTTGAATAATTTCATATATGACGATGATAAGTTTAATGAAAAATTTGAAGATAAGCTAGATGATAAGGAGCTTGAGTTCCAACGTGATTTGGTTGGAGAGAGTTTGATTGGAAATGTTATGCCAGCCGTTAGTGCTACTGCAGGAACTGTTGGTAAAGTTCTATTATCGGGAATTGGAGTGATTGGCTGGTTTATATTTCTAAAGTTTTTAAATAAGATGGTTACGATGTATAATAGGAATACGAGATGGATTTCCATCTTAATTCTTTATATATTGTATATGTTGGGATTAACTTCTTTGTTTCATCTTTCTTTGTTGTTTGTCTTATGTATGCATGCATTTGAGAATGTTTTTACTACACCAGTGTCTTTTGCATTCTATTCAGTCTTTGTTTTAAAGCCAAAACTGGATAATTTTAGGCGCGATATTACGATGTTTTATCTAGTGTATGTGAAACAGTCTATGGACCAAGCAATATCTTTTTCTCGCAATCATAAGGGTTTGCTAGCGAGCGTTAGTGTTTGCTTGTTGGCAATAGCTGGAATGCTTTATGCGATGCGTAGAAGGAAGGACTTTGAAGCGGAAGATAGTCGCGAAGAATATAAAGAGATATCAGAGATAGAGGCCGTTGTTGGCGCGTCAGTATCTAAAATCCGAGTTAAAGGGAAAGATGCTGCTCACTGGAATGAGAAGATTTCCAGGAAAGATCTTGCCAAATATAAAGGGGATCCTCTCCAGATGAGTGAGTTCTTAACTAAAAACATAGTGAGAGTTGAGATCTTGCGCCCGGACGGAACGTCTACTAGAACGCGATTGTTAGGTTTATCAGGTAGATATGGTGTTATAAATACGCACGCTCTACATAATGCTATAGGTGGCACATTACGTCTGTTTACACATGTGTTGGAAGGTAATGACCATGTACAATATGAGCTAAATATCTCCGAAAGAATGTTGTGCGAAATTAAGGGTAGAGACTTAACAGTGATTTCTCTATCAGCTTCTCGTCGATTTTCTAATATTATGCAACATATTAATAATGAGGTTCAATTTCCCTTTGTTATGGATGGTGCTATTCGAGGCCTTAACGTCAAAGTGAAGTATAAGTCAAGTTCAGTTGTTTATGATAACAATGGTGTTAAGACCGAGATTAGTGACTATTTGGATTATTGTGCCCCACATAAATATGGTGATTGTGGATTTCCTATGGTGGCTAAATGTGATAGAAACGGATCTCTTATAATAGGGATGCATTCTGCTGGAGCTAAAAATGCCGATTATTGCGTGGCGACTTTGCTCGTATGTGATGAGCTGCAGAATGCTATTAACGCTTTGGAGAAGGTGAGTGTTTACTGTCCTTTAGTGGCTGAGGGTGAGTTGAATATGGAGTTGTATGAGCCAAGTGCTAAATCGGTTTTTAGATATGAATATTTGCCCCAGCTGCAATATTATGGGCGGTTGGATGGCCCAGTAATGATAAACAAGCGTTCGCGTTTGGTTCCCACTCCCTATGGAGAAGAATTCAAAGAGATGCTTGTAGAGGAATTCAAGTATGAGCATAAAGAAGATTTTGGTCCTCCAATGATGATGCCCACTTTTGTGGACGGAGCATATGTTTCGCCTTATAACATAGGTGTCAACAAAATGAATGTGTTTGTGCCCCCTGAGGATTTAGAGGTAGTGGAGCAAGTCATTAATGTCTATGTCGAGTGGATTATGCAGCATCTTGATGATGGCGATTGGGCTCCTTTTATTTTCGATATAGCTATCAATGGAGCAAAGGGAGATGATTACTTTGCGAAAATCAACATGAAGGCTTCTGGAGGTTTTGGATATCCAGGTCCTAAGAGTAAGTATTTTCCCCTTGTTGAGTATGTTGAAGGAGAAGGTGATCCTGAGTGCTTAGAATGTAAGCGGACAATGTCAGAAGAAATGGAACACGGTGTGATAAAGATGATTGTAAACTATATTATGGGAAAATCATCAGTCGTTGTTTTTATTGTTAATCTTAAGGATGAGGCCCGTTTAGCATCCAAGTGTAAATGTGGTAAAACTCGTCTATATTATATGACACCCGCTGATTTTCTAGTGGTTTCACGCATGTTTTTAGGTCCCTTATATTCTGCTGTGGTTGAGAATGGCGAAGCTTTTGGGTCAGCCGTTGGTATAAATATGCGTTCAGGCGCTCCTAGGTTTGTTTCGGAAATGGAAAATTTTTCAGAAGATGGTATGGAAGGTGATTATGGTGGCTTTGATGTGGCTATGCCTTTGTTTATAGCACATGCTGCCAATACTGTCATCTACAAGGTGTTGGAAAGGAAAGGTTATAATGCTTCTGCATTGAAAGTAGTTGCAGGCATTCTTTCGGACAATGCCTACCCATTTCTTGAGATGAATAAGGATATTTTTGTGAAGCCTGGTTTACAACCTTCTGGTAAATATGGAACTGCTGAGGATAATTGTATTCGAAATGTTGTTATGATGATGTATAGTTGGTACAAGCATCCTGAGTTGCGTCACTTGCATTTTTTCACTTACGTCAAACCATGTACTTATGGAGATGATTTGACCGCAGCGATCAAAGGGCAGGTTTCACATATTTTTAACGCTGAATATTATGCGGATGCATGTAGACGATATTTTAATATGGAATTTACTGCGGCAGATAAGGTTGGTAAGATAACTCCTCTGAAGAAAATTAAAGATTTGACTTTTTTAAAGAGGTCTTTTGCTATACATGAGGATAGTCAGAATTATGTTGCCAGATTAGAATTGGCCTCAATATATAAGTCTCTTGCCTGGTGTATACCCTCAGAAAATGTGACTGAAGTAGAGCAAGCTCATGCAACAGTGGTGAGTGCTCTTAATGAAATGTTCTTTTGGGTTAATGGTGAGGAGCAGTATATTCGTATACAATCTCGATGTCTTGAGTTGTTGGTTCAAGCTTATGGAGGAGATAAATTAGACTATAAGCTACCAGGATATCGTGAGATATATGCGAGTGTATATGGATATTAAGTGTATTACGGTACGTGCTTCTAAGTAGGATCTGGAGTATGTACCATTATCTAAGGTTGGTCATCGTACCTTTTTAGTGAGTATTTCACCTTTAAGAAAATCTCAGAGCCTACCAATTTCGTCGGTGCTGACGCTGGTGCCGGTGGATTACGATAAGGCGTAGCAAGTATTTGAGACGAAGAGACCGAATCCTAGTGTTAAGGGAAAACATTGAGGAGGAGCTGAAAGAAGTTGAGAGACGTATTGAGATCATGGATCTCGATTACTCAAGGCACCTTAATATTTGGTCTATAAAGAAAAATCCCCAGATTCATCGTTGTGGTCAGGTTTGTAGGACGCAACGCGAGAGGGTACCTCTTTTGGCAGAACGTGAGAATTTGTTGGCTACCCGGGCTAGATTAGACAGAATTTTAAATAGGCGATTACAGTTAGTTGCTGAAAGTCAGTCTGATGAGGCAGCGATAAGTGTGACAAAGCAAGATTATCACGAGAATGTATCTGATATAGGGGGTATGGAATCTTACGAGACAACGAGTGGCATTTCCTCTGGGCCTAATATAGGTCAGGTGGAAACTTTAGTTTTGGCTGAGTTTTTCCGTCGTCCCGTAGAGATTGACAATTTTGAAGTTAAGGTAGGTGATACTATATTTGCAAATTACCCAATTTGGGATCTGTATACTTTAGATCCTACAGTTAGGGCAAAATTGCGTAATTATGCATATTTGAGAGCGAATATGAAGGTGAGAATAGCCATTTCGGGCTCTCCCTTTCATATGGGAAAACTACTCGTATCTTATCAGCCGTATGCTCGTAGAAATAAGAATATTTTGGCTAATGAGACACAAGTGGGTGCTGACCCCAATGGGATGATGAATTTTCACAATTACTTATCTCAAGCTCCTGGTGCTGTTGTAATGGATATAAGGCTGAATAAGCCAGTAGAGATGTTATGTCCATTTATTTCAACTAAACCAATGCATAGGTTATATAACTCAGCTGCAACGGCAATAGCTGCTACGACTTCCTATGTTGATTTAGAAGACGCAGGAGAGTTGTTTATTTGTAGTCTGAATCCCGTGGCTGCTGTATCTGAAACTGCAACTCCCATATCTGTGCAAATTTATGCTTGGATGGAGGATGTGCAACTAGGTTGCACTACTGCAACACATTTAGAGATTGTCGCAGAGTCAGATGAAAGACACGCAGGGCCTGTTGAGAGGATATCTTCTGCCGCTGCAACTGTTGCTGA